ACACATCAGCACGATTAAATGACATACCAATAACATCACCATCAAAGACCCAACGTGACCAAGAAGCCTGTAGCTTTTCCCTACCTGACCAATAGTATCTATATACATAAATAGCTGTGGGGTCATTATCTGTTTGTACCAATATCATATCCTCATTAGATGAGGCTTGCATATTTATAACTTCACCATTTAGATACTCTGGTATATGTGATGATATTTCATTTGCGTCATTTACGTCTGTATCTGTATCTACAAAGTATTCCCACATACCAGACCAAGCACCTCGTTTAGAGGCAAAGTAAACGTACTTACCTGCTTGTGCTGGTTTAGCTCTTAGGCTGGTTTCAAACTCTGTAGTGTTAGCTACGTTGACAGTCTCAGGTGTAAGAACAGGATCACCTGTAACTTTGAACTGGGTAAGATCAGAGAACAATAATAGTGATTCGTTAAAAGGGACCGCATGTTTTAGGATACTAACTTTATTTGAGGACACAGCCACATCAATGGGGTCACTATCAATTATAGTTAGTGTGGACTTACGAAAGAAGTCAAAGTTTAAAAACTCTCCAGCCGTTGAAAAGATTACATTTTCATCTGCTAATACCCCAAGCCTATTTTTATGGAAAAAGATATCGGATAATTTAAATCCAACAAAGCTTGGAAAGGGGTTTGTATCATCATCCCCTACCAATCTATTAGCAAACGATGCAGGATCAAATTGGAAATTTCCATTAGAAAGTTTAGATAGTTTATGTGGTAGAGTAGCAGGATTCAAAGAAATCTCTATGTTAGAGGCTACCGTTTCTTTCCATACTCCATTTGTGAATTTAACATAAAAGTCATCTTGTGCTTTTTGATTATCACCAGACACCTTTATTACAAAATTGTCTGGCCCCTCAGTGGGTAACTGTTTAAAATCAGGTGCTTCATCTTTGAATACCTTGAGGTGTGCGTTACCATGAGAATCACCCACCTCTACTACAAAGTCTGTAGTATTGGTAGACTGAATATGTATAACAGAGCCATATCTTGTCAATGTTAAACCTGATACTGCTGATGCGTTAGTAATACCCTCATAGTAAGTAGTATTAACAACAGTCCCAGTAAAAGTATTTAAGTTTGTAGCAATTAAGTCTGTTGACGCACCACGCTCTGCCGCTTGTGTTGCTGTAGAGTTACCTTGTGTGCTAGATTTAGTAGCAAACTCTACTGTGCTAGTACTTCCACCTTTGGTTAGCTTTAGTCTGTACGTAGAAGCATAATCAGCGTTCTTTACGTACACCAAAGCTTCAGGGTTTCTTGTTGGAGATACTGTAGCTGCTTTTGCTACTGTGGTATTCTTGTTAATTATGAATGTAGCATCTGCAATAGAGACTGCTGATAATTCTTCATTAGGATTAGTTAGTCCAGATAAATAAGAAGCGGCATTATTTGTTACAGTCTTAGCTACTCCGTTCTTATCAAATACTCTGATAGTACCAGCAGTATCAACCACCATAGAATAAAATTCATTCTCATCCCTACGAATAGTGTGAATAAAAGCTTTGTCTAGGTTTGATATAACTCCAAGATCAGCTATGTGCTGAGTACTAGGGCGTTTAGATAAACCTGATACAACGCTAGACAGTCCATTCTCTTGTAATGCTGCTTGAGTATTCAAGCGTAATGAGGGTGGCTGTTGTGATACACCGTTAATAAGGTTTGGGATTGATTGACTGATGAGTGCCATTAGATTGTTCTCCGTCCCTGCCTATCAATAATACTAAAGGTGTCGTAGTTATCAAATATGTTGTGATCGTCAGCAGCTTTATCAAAATCTTTTAATTCTACTAACGCTCTATTTTCATCTTCTTTATGGAACTGATGTAATGCACTATCACCTACTACACGATCTTGGAAGATACGAGTAGAACGTAGCACCATAAATCTTTTGGCTACCTCAGGTACATCCTCAAAGGATAACTGTAATGTAACATCTAGTGCTACATCAACACCTATGTTAAATGTGTGGTTTTTTCTATCGTACATTTTTAAGCCACGCTGCACTAAATCAGGAGCGTTTGCTTTAGACGTAGCGTCTGCCCTTAGGATATTAGCAGGGAGAATTATCTCACCATTAGTATCTTGGGGAAAACTTTTGTTTAGTTCTATATTAAAGTGCCAGCCCATAGACTGTACTTCTCTGTCAACTGTGTTTAAAATAGTCTCTGCTACTTCTGCTTCAATCAAGCCAGAGGAAAGACTATTAACTGGTGCTTCGCCAATGGCAGAAAGCATTATGTTGACTGCATCTAGTTTAGTTGTTCCTGCCATGTTGGTTTACCTTATGCTTTCCACTTGACCTTGTCGGCCCAATAAGCTGCGCTTGATGGCCCCTTGGCTATGTTCTTTCTATGTCTATCTTTGAAAGCTTTGCGTTGCTTGGCTGATTGATTTGTCTTAGCACCCTTTTCACCAAACCTAATAATCTCTGGTTTATCCTTTGTGCCTACCAATACAGCGTGTGACTTTTTACCTTTAGGGGAACTCTTAGGTATCCGTAAACCTTTAAAGGTTTCTCCTGCATGTTGAATAGCCATATCATTACTTTCTTTTTTGGTACTTAGAACCCTTATGTCTTATAATAGTTCCTGTTTTTTTAGCAGCAGCCTTTGCCTCTTTCATACCTTCTTTAGTATATTTGTATTTTTTACCTGCAACTTCTGGCATATCTATGTCCTATACTTTGCTGTTTTTTTAGCAATCTTGAGGGGTTGTCTTACAAACTGTTTACCTTGCTGCTTACCTTTTCGTTTCGCAGCAGTTGTAGCTGCGTACTCCGCAGCAGATAAGCTCTTTATTGCAGCAGAAGGTAGATATCTTTCGCCAGTAGCACTGGATTTCTTTCCAGACTTTGTTCGCCATTTCTGTTTTGTCCACTTCTTTAAACTTTCCTGAGGCTTTTTCACGATGTATAGCCCCCACCTGCTTTCTTATAACGTGTTGCTAGTAGTTGTGCTTTCCTAGCAGACCATTGGCCTGAGTTACCACCCTTACTTCCAGACTTAATACTGTTGAACATACGCTTACGCATGGTGGGTTTGGTGTAGTTACCTGCCTCGTTCACACGTGACTTTTTAATCTTTAGTTTTTTCATAACACCATCCAAGAAAAAAGGGAGTAGCCGTTAAGCTACCCCCAGTAATGTTAGGCTTGTGACAAAGCAATACATGATGCAGGACGCAGGACGTTATGTCCCATTGCGTACTTAGCAACCATGAGTGTACCTTGACGATTAATCTGGTACTCAGATTCCATACCCAAGTCAAGAAGTTTGACAGTAGCTACAGCATCAGGAGTAAAGACAAAGCCTTTGAACTTAGCAGCAAGTGCCACCATATCTGCGCCATCTACGTTAGCAGTAGGCAGATCATAGTGAGTTGTGCGTCCAGAACCAGCAGTGTTTGCCAAAGGTGCGTTATCAGAGGTCTTACCTTCGGCAGCATCACCTGTAGTAAAGTTCTGATACAGGTTAGCCACGTTAGCGTGGTTTGACATAATGATAGGCATACCAGCAATAGATGCTACAGTCGCATCTGCTACTGAACCATTACCACCAAAGTCACGGTTCATGTAGACAAGCTTGTTGCCATCAGTTACATCCATAAGTGCATAATACTGGTCAGGAGCCAATACAACTACAGCACCGTCAGTTGGTACATTCTTTACTTCCATCTCTTTACGAGCGTCAAAGATAGCCTTTGCCAACTTTGCTGGATCAGTAATATCACCAGAAGCACTACCAATAGTTACGTTACTAGTAAAGTCTTCCTCAGTGAAAGCCTTATAGTCCTGTACAAGACCAGCCGCACGTGTGGCGTTGGTGGACAAGGCAGCTTTAACAAGCATACGAGCTACGTTCTTATCTGCTTCGTTAGCTAGTGCAATACCAGCTTCCTTAGAGTAGATTGAACGAACATCGTAGTGGTTAATAGCTTCATCAATATTAGCAATGAACTGGCTAGAGATGAGCAAGTCATCAATAGTTACGATACGCTCACCTGCACGAATTGCACCACCAGTAATTTCGTTTCCGGGGGTCAAGTACTCAGCAGTTGCGCGTCCTGTCATTGGGAATGAAGCAGACTTACCTTTAGAAATAGTACGAGTACGTACCTTATCTGAAAGAACTTTCTTTTCCTCAAAGGCTGTCAGGACTTCCCCTGCATAGAGCTTGAGAAACAGGTCACGTACGTCACCTGTGTTATTATTCTGGCCTTGAAAGCTTACGCTATAGGCCGGATTTGAAGCGGCTTGTGCCATTTTAAATTACCTCTTAGTAATGTTAATGTTGAGTTAAATTACACTCTGCATT